ATTCCGAGCGCACGCAGCAAAATGCCGCCATGCTTCTCACCCGCCGCTTTGGATGCGCGTCTCTGGTTAAAGGCGGACATTTTGTCAACGAGGCCAACGACGTGCTGTCAGAGCCCGCGCCGCTCGATGACGAGGGCAACCATCTGGGCGATCCGCTCACCACGTGGTTCCGTCACAAGCGTATCGAGACCAACAATACGCACGGCACCGGCTGCACGCTCTCGTCCGCCATCGCCTGCGCGCTGGCCCAGGGCATGGATCTTGCCGACGCCGTCAACGCCGGCAAGGCCTACCTAACCGGCGCTCTCGCCGCCGGCTTTGACATGGGCAAAGGCTCCGGCCCCGTCAACCACATGTGGCAGTATTGAGACAGTTTGCCGCAGCTCGCTATTGATACTGACCATCAGGCAAAACTCGCTGACGGTGCCGCAACACGCTGACCGTACTTATGGTTTTGCGCCCACTTGGGATATTCGAGGGATACGAAAAAGGGGCCGTGGCGGTTCGTCGCCACGGCCCCTTTTGCCGCTATCGTCCGCGGTCGCTAGCGCCGGTTGACGCTCACGATGCAGAGCCCGATTGTCGCCACGGTGCCGCCGAAGAGCGAGCCGAGCACGAATGTCAACGCGATCATCGACGTGTTCCGTCCGACACGTAGCACTGCAAACGGTCGAGCGCATAGCCGTAGATGCCGGCGTAGTCGTCTCCACCGTACGTAGTGCCGTCATCGCAGACCTCATCATGGTAGTCGGGATGAGCGACATCCTGGCTGTGGTAGTAGACCTGCTTGTACTCGCCAGACGGGGTGATGTAGTACATCTTCACACCATCGATGGTCTGGCCCCAGATGCCTGCCATGCCATTTACGGAATCGTTGTAGTTGGCGGCCTGCACCCAATCCAACCAACCGCTCTCCTTGGTGTGGACGCGATAGCGAAGGGTACCGCTATCCACCCATGCAATGAGCATGTCGTGGGAGCCGTAAGGCATACCCGCGAAGCCCTCGCTGTTGGAATCGTTGAAGTTGGTTACGGCATCATTCCACGCTCCGTAGCGGTTATGGAGCGCGTAGTGAATGTTGACGCTCTTGCCCGTGGACTTCGGGAAACTCGTGCGAGTGGCAGAAGTGGAGGGCTGGTAGGTGCCGCCGTCGGCATCGGTCGGCGCGGTCGGCGCGATATAGCCGCTACCCAAATAGGCGGCAACAGCCTGCTTGAACTCCCACCAGCTCTTGCCGTACTGGGCGAAGTAGCCGTTGGGGTCGGTATGATCGGAACCACCCCAGCGCTGGGCTGCTTCATAGTGGGACAGCAGGCGGGAGGTATCCCAGCCGTGAGCGCGAAGCTCATCGCCAGCCCACTTCACGGCTTCATTCCACTGCTTGGCGAAGTCGGAAGCATTGGTGGCGTGGGCAAGCTCGATACCGATAGTGGCGTAATTGCCATTGCCAACGTGCCAGCACAAGCGATTTTCAGGAACTGTGTTATACACAGTGGAGCCGTCCAGCTCCATCACATGATGGACAGCGTAGGTATCATTACCGCGCCAATACAGAACATGGTTCCACGCGGACGCACCGGGGTTCGCCGTTTCGTGGATAACCAAGTACTGGGCGTTGAGGTAGCCGTGTCCGTTGCTCACGTAGGCATCTTGGCTCTGGTATGCCTCGGCGCTGAGCGGGGCGGCAAGCGCTGCCACAAGGGCGAGAATAACGGCAAAGGTACTGCGGAGCGGCAGCTTTCGCTTAGGCTCGGTCTCAGTCTCCGTCATGCTCGCCTCCCGCCTTGAGTCGCGCGGCGTCCACGGCCTGCTCGGCCGCGGCGTAGATGGCCGCACTCGCGACCCCGCAAACGGTGCCGATGGCGGCGACGGTCTGGTTGTCCGTGGCGATGCCGGCGACGCTGGTCGCGACGGAGCCCAGGAAGGCAGCCGTGCACAGCCAGAACTTTCGGCTCGTCAACTTTTGGACGATCTTATCCTTGGTCATTGATTCCTCCTCTAATCGAGTACGGGCATGTTCATCGCGTCCGTATACAGGCGCGTGCCGGTACCGTTGCCGCCCAGCCCGTGATAGGCGGCATAGACGCTCTCCAGGTGTCGGCGCTCCTCGACGGTCAGGCCGCCCTGCGCCATCGCCCTCTCGTGGATGCGCTGGAGCTCCGCCCAGAGCAGCGCCCGCATCCCGGCCTTCATGGCCTCGGACTCCTCGCGCTCGTGTTCGGACCTCTCGGACACCTTCCGCCCCTGGGCCTTGACGGTGGCCACGACCGACGCGACGCACGTCGCCACGACGCACGAGACGATGTCGGTCATGACGATGGCCGCCAGTGATTCCACGCTCGGCCCTCCTTTCCTCTCGCTTTCCGCGCCATCCTACGGGCGGCGTGAGATTGGGCTCCGCCGTCCGCTGCAAGCAATAAATCCCAGACGTAACGCGGCGAAGTACCATTCGTTTCGTCTGGGATTTTCGAGAGATTGGATTGATCGAAATGCTGTTTTCCGATGCCGCAACCGAGTACATGGCCGACAAGGGTAAGCGCCTGCGAGCGACCACCTTGGAGGGCTACCGCAGCGCCATCCGCTGCCATCTGATGCCGCAGTGGGGCAAGCGCGAGATTGAGAGCATCAGCTTTGAGGAGGTGCAGGATTGGGTGGACGGATTCGCACTACCCGGTGCCGCCGAGAAGGCATACAAGACCTTCCGACAGATTTACCGTTGGGTATTGCGCCGCCACCAGCTGCGCATCTGGGACGTGACGCAGGGCGTGGAGCTTCCCAAGAAGCCAACCGTGCATCGCCCTACACTCACAGCAGAGCAGGAGCGCACCACGCTTAAGGCCATAGTGGGACAGCCCTTTGAAGCCGCCGTGCTGCTCGGTGCCGCGCTCGGCCTGCGTCGCTGCGAGGCCTGCGCCGTGCGGATAGAGGATGTGGACTGGCGTAGCGGATGGGTACACGTGCAGCGCGGACTGCACGTCGTGGGCGGTGAGGTGGTGGAGACGGGATGCAAGACAAAGCTGTCAGACCGTAAGCTGAAGCTGCCGCGATTCGCGCTTGAGCGTCTGCGTGCCATCCGTGGAGCGCGTAGATCGGGCAGACTATGCCTGCTCGACCCCAATACGGTCGCTCGCAAGTTCCGCGCATTTTGCCGCCGCTTTGACTTGCCGCATGTGCCGATGACATGCCTGCGCCATAGCTGGGCGACCATATCGCTTGAGCACGGTGCGGCCATCGAGGACATAGCTGTGGCGCTGGGACATTCGACCGTTAATACCGCCATGAGCCACTACCTACAGAGCTTCAGGACGGTCGTGGCGCGTGCTAGCGACTCGTATACGGCAGCAATGGAAATGTGATTCCGTATACCACAACGGAGGAATATCGCTCGGTTCGACAATTTCAAACGTACGTCTCGATGCAGATGGTCAAACTTTCTATATCGAGTACAGGTCACGAGACAAGAAATTCGTTATCACGATGAAGGCTACCGAGGGCAGTATCCCGGGATAGCATTCCGTATCCCGCTCGTCGCTCAGCACGGTTGCCTTCTCATATAAGGCAGAAAACGGCCATTGTCAGATTAAGTTTACCGACTGCAACTTGACGCTATTCTTCTCGTCTAAAGAGATTGGCGTCTGGGACAGCACCACACTGACAACGCTTTGGTCTCAGCAATTCGGCAAGTAGCATTCCGTATCCCCATTAGTTAACGACGGCGTTATTACGCAAATTACGACAAGCGAGGACTTTGGAATCCTGTTGCAGATTCTATTTACGTCGTACGACGGAAAGAAATACAGCTTCTCGGTGACAAAGAGCGGGCTTCAAGTGTGGAACTTTACCGATTCGGTTACCGTATGGCAGTACATAAAATAGTATTCCGTATACCGTTCTGGACTCGGCCTTGTGCAGTTTTCCTACACAGCGTCGAGTGGGCATTGCGAAATACACTTCAGCAACTCACCAATTAAGTTCTTCTTCTGCGAAAACGAAATTGGCCTGTGGGACGATAGTGTTCAAAAGACGATATGGAGCCAGAAGATAGGGAAGTAGCATTCCGTATCCTCGATGGTCACAAAAGGTGGCTCAGAGGTAATTCAGCTCAGTTGGGAAAACTTCGACGGAGGGAACTACCTTTGCGTCCGCGTCAACTATGTACTGGCCGTAAAAATCAGAGCGAACGTGTAAGAGCATTCCGTATCCCCGTTGGTATACCAAAGGCCTTGCGAAGTGCAATTCATTTGCACTGACGAGAATCAGTTCGGCATTCAAATAACCGATAAAGAGACTGGCAATATTGGGTTTATCTCAATCAAAAATGACAGCACCATATTCGCGAACGTGAGGCTCGACAACGTATGGGGCAGGAAGCGCGAGCTGTAGTTTTCCGTATCCCGTATTTATATCGGCGATGCTGGGACGTTTTTTATCGGCTGGGACGCAGCTGGCCCATACCTTGCCGTAAGAAATAAAGACAACTCTAAGCAAGTGTCATTCCGTCTCAGCGACTCTGGCAATGGCAATAGGCCTTCGGCAGTCAGTATCGACCTCAAAACCAACAAGGCAGATACCATCTGGCAGGCGCGATAGCTTTCCGTATCCCCGTTTTCGGGAAACATCATTACCTCAGTCATTTCAAGTGTCGGCAACGATAATGTGATGCAAATTAGGTTCACCGCAAGCGATGGGAAATCCTACGGCTTTTCTCTGCTCAGAAACGGAATCCGACTATATTGCTTTACCGACTCTGTTGAGGTCTGGCGAATAACCAAATAGCATTCCGTATCCCAAAGGGCAATTGTCGTTTGGGGAAAAAGCGTCTCAGTCAAGCTCAGCGACGGTTCCATCTGTCTCGTAATGGTTGACGCATCGGAAGTCGACACCCCAACTATCGCAATCGCAAGGGCAATCACCAATAAAGATACCATTAGGTTCAAGCTCTCATATATTGTTAAAGGAACCCAAGAAATTAAACTTTCAAACAACCTATATGACGTGACGTTGTGCTTTACGAATCCAAGTATAAATGGGTCTTGGAAACTGATTTACTAGGAGTAGTTTTCCGTATCCCTGGAATGGTGGGCGACCTCGATTACGTTCCGTTTGGACACGGCTAAAACTTTTGCGGTCGTTGAGATCGGAGTTCCAGACATGACGGAGACAGGCCCGTTTATAATCTGGTTCAGCTCAACAAAGCCGACTGCCACGAGGCTGCCGGAAGGCGTCACTGTCACCAACATCGGCAGGGACGTCACCGTCTCATATCGCGGTGATGCGTGCTTCGTGGTGCGTAAATACGTCTACTAGCATTCCGTATCCCGGTACAAATACGGCACCATCACCGCGAGGGTCGAAGCGAACTCGGTTGGCACCTATGAGGTTGACCTAGGTGGAGCGCCGAAGGTGACGTTCGCCAACGCCATGAGCGCGAACAAGGGAGTGAGAGCGCAAGCGAAATCAGCTGACGACGGCAAGGCTACCGTCGTTGTGGTCAACGGCGAATCGTACGTCTGGGAAGGCTCCGTCAGCTGGTTCGCCATCATCTGACGTAGTACACGTTGGCTGTACTGTTTTTAGCGCGGTAGAGCGATAGCATTCCGTATCCAAAATCAAGTTTCAAACAGGGTCGACCATCGTCAACAGCTTCGACGAGAAGTTCGAGGGGGCGCTTTTCAGCAGGGAACGGCTCATTAGTCTTATCGGTCGCGAGTACAATCAAGATTGCGATTATATCGGCGTGTCCAGCGGCGACCGTTCCAGCATCACGACCTATCCAGTTTCGACGGTATATAACCGCACGGACGGCAGCATCAAGGTCAAGTTTACCGACAGGGACAGCGAGGCAGTCCGCGTGAACTACCTCATCGTGCTTGGGAAATAGCTATTTCAGCTCTTTGACGAATTTCCCATCAAGCATAATAGTCAGCTTTCCATCCACGGCGTTAATGGCAAGGGACACAACCTTGCCGCTGCTCAGGTAGAAGTTGATGAACACGTTGCTGCCGTCGTCGCTTGATGTGCCGAATGCGATGGAGTTTATGCTGTTGTATGTGATTCGGGATACGGAATGCTATTTGGTTATTCGCCAGACCT